CTTTCAACAGCAGTTACTTCAACTTCACTTATCGGTGTTGCACGCGATTACCTAGTTCAACTAGGTCGCGCTGCTGCTAACTACCGTGGCCGTCATCGTCTAGAAGCAGATGCTCCACTTCGCGTTATTGCCCCAGTATGGGTCAAGGACGCTATGGCTGCAGACCTTGCTCTATCAATGCCTGGAGATAACCTCCTAAACGCGTATGCAGAAATCGAAGGATTTATTGCTTCTCGTGGCATTAATATGACATGGACCATTGATGATTTCACAACTGCGCAATCATCTGGTGCAATGAACGAGTTCTCAGATACATTCACTTGGTACATCTTCGCAGAAGGAACATTCTTGTTCCTAGACGGCGGAACTTTGGACCTAGGAATTATCCGTGACTCTTCACTCACAGGAACCAACGACTACAAGATGTTCGTTGAGACCTTCGAAGGTGTTGCAAAGGTCGGCGTTGAGTCACTCAAGGTCGTATCAACCATCTCTGTAAACGGTGCTGCTGCGGCACTCCGTGATACAACTGGTGGCGCTACCGCTGCGGCTATTGAATACTAAAATTCATTAGTCAGTAGAAAAAATTACTAAAGAGTTAACGCTCAGGACATCGAAGGAGTATTAAAATGGCATTTCGTGGGATTTATGAAGCCCCTGAGTTAGTGCCCACTCCTAACGGTGTTCTGAGCGTTGCTCGTGTAATGACTCATACCACAGCAAAATATGATGAGCGCTGGGTAAGAGGTTTTGCCTATGAATTTGATTCATTCGCAACTATTAGATTACTTACCGTAGATGATGCGGCAGTAACTAATGGAGAATTATTTGATGCAACTTCATCAGTAAATTATTTAGATTATGTTCCATTTTTTATTGAGTCAGAAATTGCTCAATCTTTATTTGGAATTCTCGGAGAAGACCGCTTTAAGATTGCTATTAAGCAACTTGAAGCAGCAACCCAAAAGGCTGTTGAACGTGAACTTTGGGAAGGAAAAGCAGCCCTTGCTGATTCAAATGCAAACAATTTCTTAACTAAGGCAAGCGCATCAACTATTCCAAGTGCAGGCGCACACGACCCTTCATACGCTTTATTTCATCTAGAACAAGCATTAGCAGAATCACCTACAGGGCAAAATGGAGTCATTCATATGACTAGAGATGTTGCCTCACTTTTAGGTTCAAAATTAATTTATCTACCAGGCTCAGAAGGAAAATCTGGTCGCACGATGACTCGTTTAGGGACAGATGTGATTGTTGGCTCTGGTTATACAGGAAACGGTCCTATTGGAGCGACTGGAGCAACTGCATCTGTAACAAATCGTTGGATGTTTGCTACAGGACCTGTAGATGTTCATTTAAGCAAATCAGAAGTTGTAAATGATTCAATATCTCAGGGTGTTGGATACGCAAAAAATGATAGTAAAATCAAAGCGGTGCGTGCCGCTGCGGTATACTTTGACCCATCTTGCCATTACGCAATGCGGGTTAAAGTGCCTCAGCAAGCGTAAAGCATTAAACTAAGGAGATAATGGAATGGCCACTCAGGACTACGCGGCTAGCGTCCAAGGCGTGGCGATTCGAGTTACAAGACTCGACGCCTCAGGAACTTTGCTCACTGGAGACGGTGACAGTTACACAACCTCGGCGTTCCTTCGCGCATCTTTCACCCCAGAATATGAAGAGGGTGACGAAATTACAGAAAAGGCAGCAAACGGCACAGTATGCGTGTCATATAAAGCCCCAGATACATTAAAAAGAATTACTATGGAAATCGCAATTTGCGAACCAGACCCAGAACTAACAGCGCTGCTATCAGGCGGTCTGTTACTTCGTAAGAACTTCGGTTCAGTTAACACTCCAGACCGTAAGTCAATTGGTTACGCGTCACCAAATGTAGGAGATGACCCTGCAGGAAATGGTGTTGCTATTGAAGTTTGGTCATTTGCAGTAAAGGATGGAAAGCGTGCCGCATCTCTCCCTTACTTCTACTGGGTATTCCCATACGCCAAATTGCGTCAGTCAGGTGACCGCGTAATTGAAAACGGATTACTTGCTACTACATTTGAAGGTTATGGACTCGGAAACGAAGAGTTCGGTACTGGACCAGACGGCCGCTGGGAGTATCCAGTAGCAGCAGAGCGTCCATACTCATATGCTCGTGACAGTTGGGCACCAACAGGACTAACAGGCTTCTACAACTGGTATGGCAACCTATCATCTGTAGTAAACAACAAGTCCTTAACAAGCAACGTAGCAACACTAACAACAGCAGCAGCACACGGATATCTTGCAGGTCAATCCGTAACTGTCGCTGGTGTAGATGCTACATTCAATGGTACTTACACAATTACCAACGTTCCAAGTGCTACATCTTTCTCATATGCTAAGACAGCAACAAACGTTGCTTCAGCAGCGGTTAGCCCTACTGGAACAGCAGTTAGAAACCGTGGATACCTTGCAGTTTCAGACTTCACTTCACAAGGCTCAACAACCACATACAACGTTCCTGGTAGTGGAGAATACAACGCTGATAATGCTACTGACTTTATCATCGCTTCTAATTTGGACCCAACAGTATAGTTATATAGGAGGCGAACGACGAACCAGTCGTGTCATTAGTACACATGGTCGTCGTTCGCTTTTCTGTTTTATGGAGGCATAGATGAGTAATTTATGGACTAACGTAGAAGACTTAGGCTCTTACGCCAATTCTGACTATGCCTACGATGCTATAAAAACTGCTTCCCATCTACTGTGGGCTATGTCTGGCCGCAAATATAACGGAATTACAACAGTTACTGAAAGATATGTCTCTTCTTTTGACCCGTATCTTAGAACTGGTGCTTCAGCCCTTACATACTCTCCAACTCTTATTGATGGAGAAGTAAAAAATATTCGTGTAGGCGGTTCTGGTCCTTATGGTGATGACGACTATCAGGGTGACGGAACATCTGCTGGCACAAGAGTTCGTCTTAGAGGACGAAAAGTTATTAAAATCCACACTGTTAGAGATGTAGCAGGCTCCATCATTGACCCAACTAAATATTATTTGGTTGAGCACTCAACTCTTTTAGCAACACCGGGGGCAAACTGGACACCAGCAAACGTAGAGATTACATATTCTTATGGAACACCTCCTCCTGTTGCGGGGGCAAATGCTGCTCGAATTCTTGCAACAGAACTTATTAAACTTTATGAAAACGATGATTCTTGCGCACTGCCTCAAAGAGTAACTTCAGTTTCTCGTCAAGGAGTTTCTTACACCATACTTGACAATCAAGATTTTATTGCTGAAGGACGAACAGGGCTGTATGTAGTAGATTTATTTTTGAAAACTACCAACCCAGACAATGCTCGTGCACGTTCAAGGGTATTTAGCCCGGATGTTCCTAGGGCTCGCAGAATTACACCAAAACCTTACTTATTTACAGAAACAGCATTCGACCTAAAAGTATTACCAACTGGTGGAAGCGTCGTGCTCTACTTAGATGAAGTCAGCGGTGATTTCTTACTTAATGATAATGCTTGGACAGTATCTTTAACAGTCTCTGATTACACTGGAGCAAAAACAGAGGTTTTGTCAACTGCCGCAGTTCTCAATAGAGGCACACAGAAAATAACTCTTACTGTCACTTACGAGCAAATATTAAATATTCTTGGACCAAGAGAGCCTGGTTCTTATGACCTCTACTGTAGACGTCCAAGTTTAGGAAATCCTAACGTAGATGAAGTCGTAAATCTTTTAACAGGAAACGTTTCATTCCAACTAGCAACTAGGGTAGAACCTATCTACACACTGTAGAGTTGGCCTAGGAGGAGAGACGAATGAGCACAACTACAACTATCAACAGGGCTAATGTCAGCGCTGGCGCAAAAAACTTAGCAAACCTACTCGAGAATGTTTTGGCTCAGGTAGTTAGTTCGTATGCCTCTTACACTATGCCTTTACCTTCTCGTCGGTATTTCACGATGGGAGAACCTGCACTTGATTGCGAACAAGTTGTTGTTTCGTTTCTTCAGATGTATGTCGGTTCGCCCGGGGATGAAGCAAACCAACCACGCAGATGTAATGACCCACGAAGTGCAACTTTGAATGTAACAGTGACTCGCGCTATTCCCGTAGTAGGTCAAAATGGCAGACCACCATCAGCAGAAGCAATACAAGATGCTGCAGAGATTATTGCCTACGATGCCTACATTCTTTTAGACAGTGCTGCTCAACTAGACACCTGGGAAGCAGGCGGCTTTGGGTTGGGAGTAATAGCAACTGTTGAAAGCAGAAGTGCCGAAGGCGGTCTTCAATCTACAGTTCTCACACTAACTACGGCGATTCCATAATGCCAGCCGTATTTGTACCGCGTAAAGCGGAAATGGATTTTTTGTTAAATAGTCCTTCTGGCACTGTCGGAAGATATTTAGCAAGAAAAGGTGGGCTAATAACTGCAATGGCAAAGGCTCAGGTGGGAGTTCAAACGGGAGCACTTCGTGCTTCTATCCATATGAGACATTCTAGAGATTCTAGAGGTCAATTTGTAAAAATTGGTTCTAAACTAAATTACGCACTAGCCCATCATGAAGGAACAAAGCCTCACCTTATTACACCAAATAGGGCTCAGGTTTTGCGTTTTACAAGAGGTTCTTCGGTTGTATTTGCACACGCTGTTATGCATCCAGGGACAAAAGCGAATCGTTATCTCTCAGATAACCTTCGTATAATGAAGTAAAATATTTACTACAAAAGTAGTAAACGACAAAAGATAAGGAAATAATATGACACCGAGATTCAAAGACTTCGGAGATGGCGGACAAGCCGTCAATGAACCACTGTCTTTCAAACTACATGGAGAAGAGTTCCAGTGTAATCCAGCCATTCAAGGAAAAGTCCTTCTTGAGATGGTTTCAACTGCATCTTCAAATGACCAAGCGGCAGCAACAAAAGTTATTACTGACTTTTTTGATGCTGTTTTGGTTCCAGAAAGCAAAGAACGATTTAATGCTCTTCTAGAGACAACTGACAAGATTGTTTCTGTAGATACCCTTGGAGAAATTACGGGATGGATTGT